TAACTTGTCTTTGCCGCGTTGGGTGATCGCTACCGCAAACCCCTCTATAGGTTTGATGTCAGCTTTGGTATCGCCTGCCCATAAAGCGCCCTGTACCCGTTGCCCCATACGAATACAGCCCTTGGATAACAAGTTATCAATTTCAGTGTTCTTGATTCTGAATTCGGGTGAAATTTCAAAAACTGGGAAGCTACCAATCTTCTTCAACATCTTGGCTTCTCTTTCATCCAGTTTACCATCCCACGCTATCGCGGTGCCGGTATTCTCTGAACGGCGCGCCGAGTTCATCGCCAAGACTAAATTGTTATGAGCAGTAGTATATTCCAGATGTGGTCTGACAAACGGATCTTGTTTGCGCGATTGTAGAACGCCCTCGATCGTCTTGATGACCCCGGTCGCAAATACAATGGTTTCCAAATCTTCGATATCTACTTCAACTTTCATTTTCGTTGATGCTTTCTATCTAACTTATTTATATCAGTCCAACCAAACTGCATCTGAACACGTTCCCATAGCGTCAACCAATGCAATCCACAGTCGGAGGTATGCAGCAATGGTCCATCGATATGCTTCCATACAATCACAGGTTTGATACCTTGTGGGTAACCAATCCCGTGCATTGTATAGATATAACCTTCGCGCTCCAACGACCTATCTGATACGATGTGGATCATTTACTGGGCTTCCTTCGCAAGACGTCGATACATTCAGAACACGTAACGCCCAAATCATAATCTGTTATTTCAAAATCGTAAGCACGCTGTCCACATAACGCGCCACCATCAACGCTACGCGAATGGTAATAACAAGAGGGCTCTTCATCTTGCCCTGGCCCTGTCATTTACTTACCTTTACGATATTGATCGCCTTGCCGCCCTTGCCTGGAACCGGTATCAGATCAAATTCTACTAATTCATCTTCCTTGATATCCTTGATACCAGCTTTTAACAATTGTTTGCCGGTAAAAAAGATATCGGGTTTGTTGGGCCGCTTTATGAATCCATATCCGCGTTCTACGCTGTAAAATTTGATTGGCGCCTGTAGGCGTTCGAGCCTGACGCCGTTGATATTAAGATCGGGCATTATTCGCCTCTAACACGTTTCTCTAACTGTTCAATACGTTGCTTCAACAATTCCAGGTAATCAGCTTTGTTTGGTTCGCAGGGGCAACCGAGCTTGTCTTCCAGCTCTTTTACCCGCCTTAGTAAATCCTGAAATTCTTTTAATTGTTCAAGCGACCAAGGGATGATTGGTTTAGTAGGATCAACAGGTAATGGCAACAGTGGATGCCATGGTTGCATTGGAGTTGGTACTATGGGCCGTTCCCATGGCGGATTGTGCCTAAACTGCCAATCACCTATCACACAATATAGACACATCAGTGAATCTTCCCATTACCAGAACCATTACTGTGTGGATTAACGCGTTCTGTCCGCGGCGCTACACCTTTACCTAGTTCGGACAGATCCAATCCCATCTTGTTGGCGTCTTCCAGGATCTCTTTACGCAATTGTTCCGCCGTCATCTCTTCCAACTTACGCTGATCCTTGTCGACAGTCCTGTCATCTGCAATATTGAACGCCTGCCGTTCAAGCTGCACCCACACCCGTGCCGCATTCGCTAGATCACGCATCACCACTGCGCGAGAGTTGAGCGACACCGCGTTAATCATCGCACGCTGGCGGATCGGGGCTACATCGCTCTTAATCATTTCCTCGAGCTGCCCACGATGGGTTGTAGTAGCATCCAATTCAGCCAACATACGCATCGTTAAACTGTGGCCCTGGCCGACCGTCTTCTGATGCTCTCGGACTACGTTGACTTGAGTTCTCGAAGCCTGCTCGATGATCTCTTCATCTTCAATTACCTTGATCGTATCGGAGATTTCTTTCTCGCCGCCGGGATATATCTTAGCCAGGTTCTCGACCATCTTGGTACGGGTACGCGATCGCATCTCGTCCGTCAGATCGCGCTTCCAACCTTTAGTCTTGGCATGATAACGGATGTTGGATTCTGGTATGTTGCCGTTTTCGCGCGCTATTTCAGCGATAGTCAACATACCAGCGCGATATTGCCGCTCGATCTTGGCCCAGTCGATTCTATTAGAGTTGCCCATACCACGCTCTTGTTATCAGCATCGTCACTACCACCAGGCTGCCACCGATCAAACCTATACAAAGAAGTGCCAACCAAGCCAACTCCTTAAACGAGAGTTGAAGCTTGGCCGGTTCGGGCACTTCTATCATTTTACTATCCGCCGATCGCCGCCCAGAGACATTTCAGTCCCAACTTAAATAATTGTATTGGTGTTAACCTGAATCGGATTGTATTTGAAGGATTCAGATCATCTACAATAAGATATTCGCCAAACGCATCTCGCTTATACGTGATCATCGGTCCACTGTTAAAGAATAGTAAATTCTTGTTCATAAAATTACGGGCCCATTCTCTATCGCACGCTTCCACTTCTTCTGGCTGGGTCTTGGTCTATCGCGCCGCGCTACCAATACCGTAGCATAATATTTGGAAACGCCCAAGCTTAACGCAAACAATTGCGCTCGACGACGTTTACCGTCGTCGTATAATGACATCAGCTCAAGTCGTTGAGCCTTGGTGATAGTAGACTTCCCCATTTATCTTCGTTCAAGTTTGTCGAGACGAGATTGAATATCTCTGGTACTCATCGCATTAAAAAAAGAAGCAGCACAGAGAGCTAGTATAGTCACGACATACGCCCACATTTTTACTTTATCCATTAGGTAGCAACAAACGTTGCGGCAACCGCCTTACCAGATCAGCCACGCCGTCATCGATATCCAATTCGGCTGCCTTTTGCCCCTTGGCCTTGGCAGGCTCGGGTACGATCAGATCGTTACGGGGTAGATTGGGATGATCCACTTGCTGTAAATCCTTATCGGGGATATCCTTGGGAGTAGCGTCGCCATTCATCTTGCGTAGGCCGTTGACGATACTGTTGGCTACCAGATTGAGGATGCCGGTGATTTCGGTTTCTCGCCGCACCGCGATGTCGTGGCGCTGCTTCAGTTCCTGCTTTTCAGCGGCATGGAGCGCCGTCATCTTGGCGATCTCTTCCGCCTGCTCCTGATTCTGCGTCTTCAACAGAGCGATCATTTCTTCAGAAGCCAGATCCTTGGCGCGCAGATGCTCCAATTCGCTCGCCATCGCGGTAACTTGATCGACCGTATTCATACTTTTTACTCCTGTTAAACTAACTTTCTAGCTCGTTCCAGTGCAGCACCAAACGTTCGAGGGCACATACACACTACATCATCAAAATCTACCAAAATTGATACTTTTACCATCAATCAAATAGTGATAACTATCGACCACAGGATTATCGTCTACAATTGCACTAGAATCTATCGATTTAGCAAATTGTGCCAGAAGACAATTACTTGAATCGATAAATGTATAATTCTGCCATGGATCCTGCTTCTCGAGCCAGGCGATCAAACTTTCCTTCGAAAGTGGATCTACTTTCACTTCCCATTTCGGATCGTATAACATTTATTGCTCCTTAATCCAAACTTTACTACACCGGTGTCCTTCAACCCGCCTATCCTCATATACGTCGCTGAATACCTGACTCATCAGTAAACCTGCTCCCGCCTCATTACATATCCGCTCGTTGATATACTGATCCTTCGGGTCCCAACGACATATCTTGGATAAGACCAACGACAAATCGAGTGGATCCTTGGTTGTAATACAAGAAAATAATATCAACTGAAATACAATCATTTCTGTTCAGCGATATACTTATCAATCTGATCGGCTACCATTTCGGGCGTTACACGATCGTAATCAACTACATATCTATACTTTCTATTCCAGAAATACCCTTCAACTACAGTTTTACTGGGCGCCCAATTATTTCCACGACCCCTAGCCATAAATATACAATCCGCCTTTTCATAAGGCAAAGCGAAAGTCCGTGCCATTATTGATGTACCAGTTTCCACTTTAGCTGCTGGAATGCTATTCCACAGCGCGCGAGCCAGCCCCATCGCGCAATGATCGCATTGTTGATAATTCCAGATAAAGCCCTCAGGCCATGTCTCGGGGTGCCTTAACGCGTAGGACAGGGTTTCAAGCGTAGGCTTATTTGCATCCTTTAAGAAAAACTTGCAAATCGCATCCATCTTAACTTTCCTCATCTATCAATGGGTAAATACGTGTCAAATTATCGCCATCTTGATCTCGCCTTGGATCAGTCACACGCGCCAATAATTGTTCATATTCGCGCTCTTCCTGTTCCTGCTTCTGCCGCCGTGCGCGTTGATTAAGCGTGTGGAACAGATGTCGCTTCGTCGCCATCACTCACTTCTCACAACCTTATCGACAAAACCAAATGCCATCTCCTCATTGTCAGTCAGAGGTCTGGTCGTCGCTACTAGCGCATCGATCAATTCGATTCTGGTAGCTGCCCAATCCTGCCCTTTGCTGCAACGATCATACGCAACTTCTCCCGCTGTCAGGATCAATCGATGCAGATTTTCTTCCGTCATTACGATTGTAGAACCAATCATGCTACGGACCAACCAGGATCAAGGGTTCTGTTGCTGTATAAGTAACGTGGGGGAAGTTGCCGTCTCTATCTACCATTACGTTTAATACCAAATCGTTAAAAAGCTTAAGCCGCATCACCGACGGTGTCTTGTCGCCTATCTTAACACCTAGGGATAACAGTTCGCACGGGTTGTCATCATAATACCATTTACTACCAGTATCCGTCTGCTTGTTATACCACCGCATCATTGCAGCATACGCAACAAATCAGCCATCGATTGTAGATGACTGATTCATTTACTAAGTAACCTCTAGCTATTACGCGGCGGGAGTTGCAGGCGTATTGGCAGAAACAGCAGCTGTAAGACTAGTCGTATTAGCTTCGATTGTAGAGCTAAGAGCGGTCAGCGCCGCGGCAGTGGTAGTATCGGTTGTTGATGCGGCCAGTGCAGCAATCTGAGCCGCCAGACCCTTGATAAGGGCGATCGCACTCTGATCGATTGTTGTCTCAGCAGCTACGTCCTGTGTCACCTTCGCCAGCGCGGCAGCGATATCAGCTTGTGTCGTCATGATCTTCTCCTGGTTTTTTAGTATAAGGTCTACTTTACTGGATAGCGCATCAAGCTGGATCAAGACCTGATAATCCGGCATAAATCTATTATACCAGTGCTTCTGCATCAACAGCCTCGACAGATCGACGGCGCTGGTGGTATCAGCGGATAATCGTTGCAATTACTTGTTGAGGCTGGGAAAGTGGAACGAACCGCCCCCACCTCCGAGGACCATCTGCACCAACCACAAGATACAAATCAGAGCTACGATCACCCACAGTATTTGTATAACCTTTTCGGGAATCGGTAGTCCCACAACATCGCGCAGTACCCAAATTACGAGATAGACGATCAACGCCAGAATACAAATATAAATCAGAAATGTAATCACTGAAGCTAACATGATATAATCCTCCCGCTCGCGGAGCGCGGCGTAATGATAATGCTTTGATAGTCAATTCGCTGCATTGGGGGTTTAAACATGCCGAAGTTGCCAATTATTTGCATGAAAGATTTTACCGACTTCATCACGAAGTCTAACATTCCCCCAACCGTCTCCGTCTTCATTTTCATATTGGTAAACAACAATTGCTATTTGTTTTGTTGGTATAACAAAAACTTTATCATCTGGTTGAAATGGAGCTGTCTTAGGGTCCATTTTAGACGCCGTACTGTTCAGCGACAGACGCTTCTTTGTGCTTGAACATGGCTGCTTCTTCATTGGCAGCGCTCATTTCATCGGCCCGCACCAGTATCTCATTCTCACGTGCCCAGTTCAGGAATTGGGTGACGCTGTCATTTAAATCGTCATGAGCCCCTTTGGGAAAGATTTCGCAGTTAGAAATTACCAAATCGGCCCATTTAGTATCAGGGGCATATATACAATCGTCGGTAAATAAAGGTACTACCGAATGGGTTCTCGATACCTTGTCGCCTACCACCGGCAACAATTGCACGCCCCAGTTTTCTCTGGTATGCAGCCGTCTGATTTCATTAGCGACGTCATGGCCGCGTGATTTGTCCTCAATTAGTAGCCGGTTTACTTTGTAGCGTTTACATCCATCTGCCACCCAATCAACTAACCCCCAGTTGTCTTCCTTACGCCGTTTAAAGTCGACCAGAAGCTCGTGGGGAAAGGCTGTGACTACCTTACCATTGAGCGGCACTCGCTTCTGCCACGCGTACATCAGCATCGCACGCCTGTTACGAGCTTGGTCTAAGAAGATGCCCCAGATAGTAAAGGCATTGAAGTCGTTCTCCTCTTTCTCCTTGTAGGCTGTATCAAGACTGGCTGCTACTAACTCCATGTGCGGGAAATCCCGCCGTCCGGCCTGCCATTCCAAACCATATTTGGCGGCTTCGATCTGATCCCAAGGTTTCCACCAATCGCGCTGGATGATACCACCACCCTTGGGCTTGGGTGATTGCTGCAATCGCCCTGCCGCCTGATATGGCCCTAGTGCTTTTTCAAGGCCCCTGACTTCGAATTCACCGAAGCGCTCGGGCCACATCAAGTCTTCTGAATCTGGTGGTCGCGGGTCTTCCCACGGCTCGTCGTCATCGTATTGCGGCAGCTTGACCGTTATACAATGTCGGGTCGGATCGTGGCGCATCGGGATCATCAAGTGGACCACTTCTTCTTCGCTGTCCAACCAGGTCCCGCTGACATCCAATTCGTGCACTCTCTGTTGCACGTTGATCACAGCCGATCGTCCGGCACGCGGATCGTTACGTCGAGTGCTATGAAATTCTGACCAGAAATTAGCCGCGCGCTCTCTATCCGCGCCCGTCTCAATCAACCCCTTCTCAGTATTGTTCAGATCGTCACCTACAATTACGTCACCGCCCAATCCCAACAGGGTGCCGCCGACGGAGGTTGATTGTCGTGATCCACCCTTGTCGTTGTCCATGTGCCCCTTGGCATTCTGGTCTTTCATAAACGATAGTGGGAACAATCTCTGATACCAATCGGATTGCACCAATCGTCTGAACTTAGTCGAACTCTCCAATACCAGCTTGTCGCTGTACGATGCGCACAAGAACTTTACTTGTGGTCCTGATAACGGCCCGATAGCGTGAGCGCGCGCCCACACCCAAGCTGGATAGATGATGCTTACAATTGTAGTCTTGGAGCATCTAGGCGGCACGTTGATCAGAAGCTTTTCGATATGCCCGAGTGTAATACATTCAAGGTGATCTGACATGGCATCAATTGCCCAGCATGACTGGAACGGCGCGCTGTCAAACGTCGGCCACGCTGCTTCGACAAAGTCGCGCAACGACTCCTGGCAACGCTCGCGCTGCTCCAGAATGGTATACTTGTTGATCTTGGCTTTGAGCGCGGCGAGGCGCTCTTTGGTGATTACGACGGGAGCAGCTACGGGCATTAGTTTTTATTAAAGCTCCACAACTGCTCTGCTAAAAGCTTTCGCAACAATTCTTGACGTTGCCAATCTAATTCTGTTTCAAGCTGTGGACTCATTTTGCCATGCAAAGAATTCAGATGACTCTCAACCTTCTTCAACCGCAGGTACAAATCTTTGGTATAGTTACTCATTTGAGATCCAGATATCTTTTAACTACCTTCTGTGCTTTGCGCAATGATGGGTAATCACCTAGATGAATATACTTCTTATTGCGCAGAAACTTGACCCGCCACGGCTTTATCGATGAATGTTGGGGACAATATACAATCCCCGGGTAACCCCACCGATGCCCGTGGGCCGACTTCCACTGCCTAGCCATTCCAAAATGCTTCTACTTTAAAATGCTCGTCGTTTGTTAAATCTGGCAATATTCTTGGCTAAGTAATCTTGCGCCCGTCGCCGCCTCATATTTTCAGCACCAACAAGTAAATCAAGTTTGGACATCGCAATCAACCACCAAACGTAACGCTGATTACGGAAATGATACCAGAAACGAAACATATTTTACTTATTCTTTGATGAAGATTTTAAGCATACTGATATGGCACGTTGCAATTCACGCGGGTAGGATTGTATATAATCATCTAGATTACCATCGGATTGATGAAATTGCTGCTTGACATTCTTACAATTTACTTGAGCAGCATTTGCACCAGATATACTTCCTAATACAATTATTCCACAAAGAAAGTACTTCATTTGCCTTCCTGACAGCCGTCAGGGCGCGTGACTTCGGAGAGCGTCGCGGGGCGAGGCATCCAATGCGTGAAGAAGCCCCACGCATAGGAAATCTGCGCGTCAGGAACGTGCAGTCTGCCTGTATCGGGGTTCCAATAGACGACCTGCGTAAATCCTCCGCTGACGCGATCGTCTGTCGCAAAAAAATCATCTTCGTCTTTTGGGAATGTCTCAATCGGCTGCCAGTTCATTCTAGCGGCAGGCGGGTTTGGCCCAGGGCGCGTGACTGCTGGGTTGTTCTCGGATTGGTCAAATGTGGAGCACCAATTTTGTTTTGTCACCCACGAGTCGAGCCAAAAATTCCATAATGCCTCGATCATAGGATCAGCGTAATTCGGGCTTTCGCGGCCCGGATTTCTCACCCACAGTTGGCGGTGCTGCCAACATTCGATGCCAAGAAGTTGACCGCGCCAGAGTTTTTTTGTCGGGATAAATTCTCCCAACCATTGCTCAAGGTATTTTTCGAAGGCGGGCCGAGCATGGCGCTCAATCTCAACTTCTTTCGGATCGTGAGCATGAGGTTCACATCTTCCGCAAATGTCACATGTGAAGGTTCCGTTTGGCTCAGAGGCCGATAGTTGTTCAGTCATATCGATGACCCGGGAGCGGAGAGGGCGGCGTCGATCTGTATCATCAGATTTTCGTCGCGATCCCACCAGCCGCGCTCGTACATGATATTGTCGCCCGGATCATTTTCGCCGGTCGTGTTGGAGATGATCCAGTCACGGGCAGCTTCCAGCGCCTCCCTCATCTTCTGCGCGTCTGTCATGGCTGGCCCCGTTCCGTGATAGCTTCGCGCGCGACCTTGCCCATTTCTTCGAAAATCTCTGCCCATATCTCCGGGTCTTCGATGCCAAGCTGATCGTAACGGAAGCCGCGCCGATCATCCAAAACGTCCATATAAATCTTGCGGCCAAGCTCGCGGTCAGCGTTGCCTTTTGGTAAATCGTGATAGCTCATTCTCCCCCTCCCGCCTCGCCGGTAGCGAGGGCGTTGCGGGCGATGGTCGCCGCCTTAGTCAGCCTGCCATCCGCAAAAGTAAGATTGGAAATTCGTTCCAGCGCCTTTCTGAGCTTGTGCCAGTCGGCAACCACGGCAGCGTGACCGGCGCAGCACTCACCGCCATCAGGCATCATACAGGATGGCAAATTGCGGTCCGGGTGGAATGACTCAGAGGTCACTGGCTGTAACTTCTGTGTCATGGCTCACAACCCGCTTGGTCCATAGCCCGGTCCAGGAAGCATCGAATTGAACTCCGCATTCCAATGAACAATAACATTCCCAAAATAGACCATAGTTAGAGCAACCAAGATGCCTCCAGCAATTTGGAAAATCAATTTCATAGCGAAGTCATCCTCCAATACCACTGAAACCACCAGCAATTATCTCCCTGCACCATACAGCCTATGCCCAAAGTGAGGAAGATCAGATAGGCACTGATTGCTCCAGCTAGGTAATAAGCTGCAAACAAAATCCTTCTGATGACCAAACAACAATCCATCTCAGGTATTTTCCACCGCTTCCCTTAACATACGTCGTAAATCAGCTTTGGACATATTCCTGGTAATATCTTTTATAGGAATAGTAAATTTGTTGGGCTTGAGTACGATCGATTGTACGTCTGGAGGCTGTGGAGCTGGAGGGACGGGTTTAGGTCTACTCTTAGATACTTTTTTGACACTTATCTTACTCTTCTTGGATTTCTTTACTATACCTGTCCTCGATCCATTCTGATTCAGATTAATACCCAGTACACGTCTACCACTCAACCCCATCCTATGACACTTCCCCGCTATTGCCCCCTTACCTATCTCAAAATGGGATGCCATCTCCTGGAAAGTAAATCCCTGATCATACATATTTCTCAATACGTTCTCATCTATCTTACTTTTTCCTCTACCCATTTATACTACCTAACTCGCAATTGTTACATCTATACTTCTATCGACATCTCTTTAGCATACAGTCTTACTTTACTTTTGTTTTATTAATTGTATAACTCACTGCTTTGTATAAGCAAGCTTGCGTATGTATCTACGCAACTTATTGCGATTCGCAAATCGGATTGCGTATGCTATGAATACTGCGTGCGACGCTGGGGGTTTGCTAAAACCTTTGGGAGTGATGGCATGCCTGTTTCTGCAAAAAACATCATGACGGCAATGGTTCTTGGCGGTTTCTTCGGCACCGGTATCGTCCTCGGACTCTACGTAATCGGGAATCTAATCAACTTATTACTACAAGTACTGGTACTCGAATAATAGCTACCGCAGCTCGTCTGGGACAAACCTAAACGAGCTGCTTTACTGTTTATTAGATTTTACTTACGCAGCTTCCAAATCACATTCATCGACTAGCGCACGGATTTTGTTTCCCAACAGCGCTAGTAAAACCTTCTGTCGTTCTTTAACTGGCATTCTGGCTACTAGAGCAGTCTGCCCAGCAAATGCCCCCGCCTTAATCGTCACCTCATCCCCCACATCAAACTTCTTGGACTTAGGCAATTGTATATATCCGTTCTGTTCCCTACTTCGTAAATCGTCTATCACTTGATCTCTTACAATTGCGGGAATAGACCCCCCTATTACCGCCGCTATGCCATAGGTTGAATGAAGTGATCTCCACTTATCCTTGATTTCGATAAACAGATAACACGGAAATAACGGTGCTTCTACGTGCTGCATCTTCCCCTTATACAATTTACGTTCCAGGATCAGAGGCTGATAATAGTTGAAATCTTGATTGAGGAGATTGCGGATCGCTATCTTTTCCGAATTGGGATGGGTCCGACCGACACAGAATGGCATCTTCCAACCCTTAATTACCGTCAATAATGGACTGTAATCTAAGATAGGTATGATGTTTTAGCAATTTCTTGGTTGGGTATGTTTAAACGCGGATGGATTACGAAACTATTTTTGTTTTCTTTTGTTTCTATGCTTGCAATTGTATAGGCAGCCGTCTATACAATAGCGTACCGTAAGGCAACAAAAGGGGATTTACCGCATGAACAAGATCAAGGTTACTCTTCGCGGGCAGCATGGCGGCGAACTCGATTGTCGCATTGTAGAAATCGAAGACGGCGTCGATCCTTTTGACCAATGGGGACCAGTTAACGCAGCAGTGAAAGACATCGCTCTGAATTGCATCTTCAGCGTCGGCGATACCATCACCATCGAGGAGATTGACTAATGAACGCCCTTCCATATGTCGTCGAATGCAAATCCAGCTATCCATTCTACGAGAAGATCGCGGCCTTTAACGTAGAAAGAATCGCAATCCAATACGCATCCGATTGTGCTATCGCACATCCGACTTTCTCTTATCGTGTTACCAAGCGTGGTAAGGTCATATCAAATGTTTACGCTTGACCTCGCAGAAGTCATCTTCCTGCACGTCGGATTCTTCCTGATCGGCATTCTGATCGGCGTTGCTATCTAACAAACAGAAGGCCTCGGAGCGATCCGGGGCCTTTTCCATGTTTAGCTCTATATCCAGCATAGCGTTTAAACTGATTCCAACGCTCGTCTCTGCATTATTCTGAATCGGTGGTAGTACTTATGCTTCTTGCTTCCTCAGCACCGTCAGAGGGACTCTTACTTCCATAACAGTGTTAGTAGTAAAAGGGCAATAAACCACGTTCGCTCTACCTCTTGAGATCGAAGCTACCGTCATTCGCGGCGAACCAGACTTAACATATACAATATCGCCGACTACAATCTTGTTTCTATCAACTTGTTTATCGATCATTATCATTCCTCGCTACGTAATAACCACGATGCCCCTTACGCTTGGCTTTGCCTTCTTTTACTAGTGCAGCGATCGCATATCGAACCGCGCGGGGCGAATAGGCACCGGGCAATCTACAACGAATGGTGTGCTGCGTAGCAGGGACATCCGTCAATACGGATTCCACAGCATTAATCAGTGCAGGACCGGCTGGCATCTAGTAATGTCCATTGTTATACAACTTTACGTTATCGATGCTCAACGGATGGATTCGTTCAGGCAACGTTCCGTATTCGCAAACTATGTCGATACTGATGCCGCCACGACCATTCCAAAATCCAGCTACCCTCAACCATCTAGGGCTGATCGCTTGGGCTATTCTATCACCTATGTCTGATGTACATTTTTCGTGAAAGTCGCCTCTGTTGCGAAAAGCAAACAAAAACAACTTCAGTGACTTGGATTCTAGTAAAAACTTATCAGGTACATAATCTATAATTATCGTGGCAAAATCGGGTTGACCAGTCTTGGGGCAGAGACTAGTAAATTCTGGCGCTGTAAATCGGCAGCAATACAAATAACCCATACTTGGATTTATAATCGGATCTAGTATAACCTTGTCAGGATCATTTTGTATTGGTGATTGCTTGCCAAGGTGGGTCAGTTCGTTCATTTTCTTATCGCCTTTGCACTTCTTGCCAATCCAGCGCGCATCAACATCAATCTGCGCTCGACTTTAATCTTCTTCGGAGTC